TACTTCTGGTGCTACTGGTGAGGTTGTATCTTGGAATCCAACCACAAGAAAACTTGTACTAAATAAATTAACTGGCATATTTCGAGATAACGAAATTGTTGTCGGAGAAGATTCAAATGCTTCATGGGCTATCAATGTTCTAGATTCTTTCAATATGGAAACATTTGAAGGAGCTCAGAACAAATACTTTGAAGTTCAGGGAGATATGATCTTAGACTTTAGTGAACAAAATCCATTTGGGGATATTGGAAATATGGGAGATAGATTCTAATGTTGGGAACTTACACTTACCACGAAATCATTAAGAAGACTGTTGTTGGATTCGGTACTCTATTCAACAACATTCAGATTCGTCGTACATCAAATAATAAAACTGAGGTAATGAAAGTTCCCTTAGCATATGGACCTGCAGAAAAATTTCTAGCAAGGTTGAGGCAGACTCCAGATCCTACACAATCTAAGATTCAGATTACCTTACCAAGATTATCGTTTGAGATTACAAGTATCAAATATGATGGTGATAGGAAGGTAGCACCAACTCAACAAATAAAATACAAAAATCCAGAGGCTCAGGATGGCATGTATACATCATATATGCCAGTACCATATAATATCGGATTTACTCTCTCAATAATATCAAAAAATCAAGATGATGGTCTTCAGATTCTAGAACAGATTCTACCATATTTCCAACCATCTTACAACTTAACTATAGAAATGATTCCAGAAATTGGAGAAATTAAAGATATTATAATTAATTTGGATGACGTGAGTTACGATGACGATTATGATGGAGAACTTGATAAGAGAAGATCGTTAGTATATAATTTAACATTCACCGCAAAATCTTATCTATATGGTCCTGTAAGAGAACCTTCTGTCATTAGGAAATCTATAGTGGATACTTATTCATCTATAGATACAGTAGAGGCACCAAGAGTTCAAAGATATACAGTTCAACCAGATCCATCCGATGCAGATGCTGATGATGATTTTGGTTTTAATGAAGTTTTCTCCGAATTTACTGATGCACAAAAATGGAACCCTGCTACTGGAGAGGATGAACCCGTATGAGTACGTTTGATGGATTAGATGAAGTTTTTAATGTGGAACCAAGTGAAATTATTGAGACACCTAGAGAGGAAATTGTCCCACTATCGCAGAAACCAGAACTACAACAAGACTATGAAGTAACAAGAGCACAACTTCATAATCTTGTGATGAAAGGTCAAGAAGCCATCGACGGTATTCTTGATGTTGCAAGAAGTTCAGACCATCCAAGAGCATATGAAGTTGCTGGACAACTTATCAAGAATGTTGCGGATGTTGCTGACAAACTAATCGACCTCCAGAAGAAGATGAAAGACATCGATGAGAAATCAGCAACTAAATCAGGTCCTACTACAGTTAATAATACTATGTTTGTTGGATCGACATCAGAGTTGGCAAAACTCCTCAAGCAAAGTACCAAAGAAACTAAATAAAACATAGGAAAGAAATTAACTTCGGAGTTTACTATGTCCGTTTTAAAAGTTGTACAAAATATTGCAGCAGTAGAATGCACAGGTGGTAACGCATCACAATCTTCTGCCGTCATTGTAAGAACTGGTATCTATCGTTTTACTGCTGATGCTTCTGATGCTATTCACGTTGCTTGGGGAGGAAACCCAACAGCAGTAAAGGGAAATGATTTCCATATCCCAAAAGAGAACTCCGAACTTGTAAAGTGTGCTTCTCCAAAGAACGCAAAAATTACAGCAATTACTACTGGTGCAACAAATACAGTAATTACCTGTGATCAAGATGGTAGAAAACCATCTCACCCATTCAACGTTGGTGACTATGTGACTTGCACAGGCTCCTCTGTTGCTGCATATAATACTGGTATTGCTCACCTTGCTGTAACAGCAGTAACCGATACAACTATTACAGTTGCACATAATTCATCTGGTTATTCTGCTTTTACTGGCACTGCAACTCTTTCAAATTCTATTAAGTTCTCAGTAATTCCAGATGGTAACGGTGCTGCTACTGGACATGTTACTGAAGTTCAAATTGTTGGTGGTTGATCATGAAAAAGAGAGTACCTACTGAAAAAGAAATTGCCACTAAACATGGCGTTGACGTTGACTACGTGATCCGTCAAGCAGAAATCGGTTCTACTGTAGAGCGTGAGCATGTAACGGATCACAAAGCAGCATACGGTATTGCTCTCCAACATATTGCTGAGTTTCCCGATTACTATAAGCACTTGCTATCAATGGAAAAGAAACTTAAGAACGAATGGGAAAAGAAAAAACCCATCAAAGAAAATCACATTGCCATCAATAATGGTACTGAATTAGATGACGAAGGTGCTATGGCACTAGGACAACTTGATGAGATTGAGCATTACATCAAAATGCTCCGTCAAACTATCACATCTCCAGACTATCAACTTCCTGGTTGGGTTCAAGCAAAGTTAGCACTATCAGCACATAATCTAAATGCTGCTGCAATGTATTTGATGACTAAGAATGAAGAAACTGAAATGAGATCATTCGGTCAATACATTAAAGAAGTTGCTGCATGGCAACGTAAGGAGGGAAAGAATCAAAGTGGCGGACTCAACGAAAAGGGTCGTAAGTCATATGAACGTGAAAATCCTGGAAGCGACCTTAAAGCACCTTCAAAAGAGGTTGGAAATTCCCGCAGGTCGTCATTCTGCGCTAGAATGAAGGGCATGAAATCTAAACTGACTTCTAAGAAGACAGCAAGCGATCCAGATTCGAGAATAAATAAATCGTTGAGGGCTTGGAACTGCTAATGTACCTTCTAAATGCAAATGATATCAATCGCTTAATTAGAGCATGTGAATTATATAAGGAGGAAACAGGATCGGAATACATGGTAGAAGAATACCAGCATCTCATAAATAAGTTGAAGACTTATAGAGAGCAAAATCTACCTCATGAATCCGAATGACATTTATCTTGGTAATCCCAACCTAAAAAAGGCAAACGTATCTGTTGAATTTACTCAAGATCAAGTTGAGGAATTTATCAAATGCTCGAAAGATCCTGTCTACTTTGCCAAGACATACATCAAGATTGTTTCTCTTGACGAAGGCCTTGTCCCATTTAAGATGTGGGACTTCCAAGAGAAACTAATCGAGAACTTTCATAACAATCGATTTAATATCGCAAAACTACCGCGTCAGACTGGAAAATCTACGACGGTAGTTTCTTATTTGCTACACTATGCAATCTTCAATCCCAACATCAAGATCGCAATTCTAGCAAACAAGGCAGAGACTTCTAGAGAATTGTTATCGCGTCTTCAACTCTCCTATGAGAACCTTCCTAAGTGGATGCAGCATGGCGTTATATCGTGGAACAAGGGTTCGGTAGAACTGGAGAATGGATCCAAGATCATCGCTGCCTCAACGTCTTCTAGCGCAGTCCGAGGAAACTCATTCAACATCATCTTCCTGGACGAATTTGCGTTCATTCCAAACAACATTGCAGAGCAGTTCTTCTCCTCTGTGTATCCTACTATTTCGTCTGGTAAGTCAACCAAAGTTATCATCATCTCTACTCCAAACGGGATGAACATGTTCTATAAACTTTGGCATGATGCTGAGAGGAGAAAGAACACTTACATTCCACTAGAAGTTCATTGGTCTCAAGTTCCTGGCAGAGATGCTAAGTGGAAAGAAGAGACTATCGCTAACACTTCCCTTAGACAGTTCACTCAGGAGTTTGAGTGTGAGTTCCTAGGATCGGTTGATACTCTAATCAATCCAGCGAAACTCAGAAACATGGTCTATGACGATCCAATTCAATCTCATGAAGGATTGGACATCTACGAAGAAGTCAAAGCAGACCATCAATACTTAATGACAGTAGATACTTCTAGAGGAACTAGTCAGGACTACTCAGCATTTATTATTGTAGATATCACAACCATTCCATATACTATAGTTGGAAAATATCGCAATAATGATATCAAACCAATCTTACTTCCAAACATTATCCACAAAGTAGCACAAAACTATAACAAGTCATATATACTAATAGAGGTTAATGACATTGGCGCACAAGTCGCTGATATTCTACAATATGATCTAGAATATGAAAACTTGTTAATGTGTTCCATGCGAGGTCGTGCTGGACAACTAGTTGGATCTGGATTCAGCGGTAAGAAGGCTTCGCTTGGAGTTAGAATGACTTCTGCTGTGAAGAAGGTTGGATGTTCCAACTTAAAAGCACTAATAGAAGAAGACAAGTTAATTGTCAAAGACTACGATATTATTAGTGAATTGACGACCTTCATCCAAAAAGGAAATTCATTTGAGGCAGAGGAAGGATGTAACGATGACTTAGCGATGTCCTTGGTTATATTCTCATGGTTGGCGATGCAACCCTACTTTAGGGAAATGACGAATAATGATGTTCGTCAGAGAATTTATGATGACCAAAGAGAAGCGATTGAAGCGGATATGGCTCCATTTGGTTTTATTGTAGACGGAACGGAAGATGAGACTTTTGTTGATGTCGATGGAGATAGGTGGCACTTGGATGAATATGGAGATCGAGCATTTATGTGGGAGTACATCTAAAAAACCCAAATTATAAATATTTCTAGAAACCAACCACGAAAATCTCTCAGGAGAATAAGTAACATGGCATTAAGTCAATTTTCCCCAGGTGTTGTTATCAGAGAGATTGATAACACTACAGTAAGTACATCTTCAACCCCAACATATGCATCTTTAGTTGGTCCTTTTGCTAAGGGTCCAGTTAATGAAGTACGTGTTGTTTCAACTGAACAGCAACTAGAACAGGTGTTTGGAAAGCCAAACGATAATAACTATGAGTACTGGTTCTCCGCTGCTCAGTACCTCCTATATGGTGGAACAATCAAAGTTATTAGAACAGATGCAGCAGATCTAAAGAACGCTGTAAGTAATGGATCAGCAGTAAAGATCCAGAACAATGTTGTATACGAAACAACCTTTGAGTCAAGTTCACCAACATGGTACTTTGCTGCTAAGACTGCTGGTGAGTATGCAAATGGCATCAAGGTATATGTAACCGATGCTGGTCCTGATCAAGTACTAACCTTAGACGCTCCCGCTTCAGGTAACGAGTGGCAGTTTGTTGCAGGTGCTGATCTTGCAGCATCTACTGGTGCCGCAGGTAAGGTTTATAAGTATTCACTAAAACTAACTCTAAATGCTGGAGTTGTAGGTAAGTTTGTTCCTGGTGCTGCTAGTGTAGGAGGCGATGATGCTACCGTATTGGCATATGA